ATCATCTACATTGATCTCTAAAACGGGAAAACCTAATTTCCTTAAGCAATAGTCAATTAACTCCTGGCGTGATGAGGGTCGTGCCATGAATAAAAAAATACCCCTAGTTTCCTAGAGGTATTTATAAATTATGTTATCAATGGTTGATTTGACCATCTAATCTTTGGTTTATTATTTTCAGTCCATTGATCAGTCATCCATCTGTGGACATATAATAAGTCCTGTCTACTGTGTTGAAAAATTCTATGAATAGATTTTCTATTTTGTAAAATTTTTTCATCGTCAGTTGAACTAATTAAAAGATCTAATGCTTCAATGCTAGCTGATGGATGATAGTACATAAGTTCTCTAGCTTGTTTTGTTTTATCATTCCAGAATTTACTATCTTTAAATATAGATCCATATTGATAGTGGAATGCCAATTCTTGCTCATAACCAATAATAGACTCACGATATGCCAAATTAACTTTATTCATTTCAAGTTGATCAGGTCCAAAATGTAAATATTTTGAAATCATGGTTGCCATCTCACTATACATTAAAACTGAATAAGCCTGTAGAGGTTCATTGAAAAATAATCTACTGCCGTTAGCAGCAATCCTTTTCGATTCCAAAAGATACTTAGATTTTTTGGGAGTCCATTTAAATACTTTTCCTTTTTTACCTCGTTCACCCAGTTTTTTTACTACATCATTTTCAGAAATATAATTTGTATTAAACAAGTATCCCTTTCTCATAATATTTTCTTTTGGGAATGGAAGATTAAACTCCCAACCATCTTCAGTGGCAAGATGTACTGTCAAATCTTTAGATTCTAACTCATCTGTTACCATGAAATCACTGTCTCTATACAAAAATGCCGCATTTACAGTATGAAATTGTGGGGTAATTAAAAGATTCGGATCATAGTTCCATCCAGTACAATTTACTACTAGATCATATTCTTTACTATTTACATAAACCTTTGATCCACGTTCTTCTAAAGTTGTTACTTTCTCGGCATAATATTTGACACCAATTTCTTCCAACTTCTCGTTCAAAAATTTATTTAAAACTACGGTATCAAAATGAAAAGATCCAATTCCATTATTAGCATCTGGGGGATCTCCTCCAAAACCATGAACCCATGGAGTTCCCTTACCCCAGTTAATAAATGTTACTCCTCTTTTCCTCGAAATTAAACAATCATTGATCATATCCTCCATCTTTAAACCGAGGGAAAATGTCAGCAAGTGTGGAAAATGCGGTGTCGTAGACTCTCCCACGGAAACTGGTGGTATTTCTGGATCATAAAAAATTTCTACATCAATGCCAAATTCAATAAAAGAACATGCCTGAATAATTGCTGATGTTCCTTTTCCTATAACTGCCGCTTTTTTCCTCATACTATAAGATCTCCGTTTACATTAAATGATAAAATAATTCTTTCTTCTTCTGATGTATTTGGATTTGTAAAATGATTTATAAATGATGGGAAGAAAATTAATGACCCTTCCCGCACATTTCTAAATTCTTCTCTGATGATGTGACCAGTTCTAAAATCATTGAATGGTGCTATAAACTGAGTTGAAGAATGTACTTTATGATTAAATTTAACAAAACATACAGCACTAATACCAGTCATACCATGATTATGAATATCATGATGCATTCCTTTTTTTCCAATTTCGATCCAAGAATTTTTTACTTCATATTCACCAGTTGTTGATATTGTTTTATATAAATCACTTATTTCTTTTTCAAAAATTCTGGCAACATCTTCATTGTAATTTGTTTTTTCATCATAAAAATCTGTCAAGATATTCTCTGGACCAGTTTTTGTAAAATTGTTTTGATGAACTAATTTTTCAATCTCAGATTTTTTTTCTTTCCAATTAGAAACTCTTACATGAAATAATGGAATTGGAAATAAATCAATTTTAATAAGCATCTTTTCTCTCCTCCAAACAAACATTATAAGAGATTATGATTTTTTCACCATCACATTCTTGTTTTGGAGTTGAGTGTAATTGATCACTTGGAAACATCAAAAATCTACCTGGGATACACCTAACAGGAACAATAAATTGACTATATTCAGTTGGTCGATCGGGATTAGAATATAAATTTTTAACTTGATCATGTAATAAAAGAACGTTTTCTTTTTGAGTTTTTATATAAAAAACACCAGATAAAAAACATCCATTATGAACATGCGGAAAAAGAAAATCACCTTTACCGCTAATGTTAAACCACATACTCTGAATAAAACAATCTTCAGATTTTTTTAAAGAATATCCCAATTCTCTGGCATAAATTTTTGCTGTGGATAAAATAAAAGAACTTAGATCTTTAAAAAGTTCATTCTTATGTAAAGAGCAATCATGATCATATGATGAATTTACATGTAATGTGGAACTTTTGAAAGTATTATTTTGGTTGTCAGAAATGTAATTTTCATATTCGCTTAATTTTTCTTTTAGAATATTATCTTTGAGTAAAAATGATCTAGGAAAAATTTGTATAATATCTTTATTCATAATTTTTAGTTAATAACAACTGTTGGACCCGACCCTGTTTTTACAGCTTGTTCCATAAGGTAATGCTCTACCATACGAAAATCGTCAAATACTCTAATTTGATCTTCAAATTCTACCCACCAATAAACATCTTCCTCCCCAACATATGCTGGATTATAATCAGATGCTTCTAGTTCTTTTGTTACATGCTCCTTTAAAACAACTTCAATAACCATGTGAGTATCTTCACCATGCTTTTCTTCTGCTTTAATAGCAAGTTCCATAATTGGTAGTTCACCAACCAATGCCATGTACGGTTCTCCTCTTAATCAACTCAGATCTATAATATATATACTTTGTAAAAAAATACTATTGACGGTAAACCTTACCTGTAGTATAATTTAAATTAAATTGACGAGGAAAAAATGAGCATCAAAATTTGTTTACTCAGAAGTGGAGAAACTGTAATTGGTAATCTCAAAGAAGTTCTTGATCCACAAGAAAATAAATCACTCGGGTATAAAATTGAACACCCATATGTCATCGATTATCAATATAGAAAAGCTTTAAAATTAGGCGATGAAGGTGTTGAAGGTGCTGTTGGAAATGATGCTGAATACGCTTTTAGGGCATGGGGCGCACTTTCAGCAGAAAGAGAATTTAATTTTAATTACGATTTTGTTGATGTCATTTACAAACCACATAAGGCAGTGGAAGAATCATATAACATGATCGTCAATCACTGGATTGAAGAAAATACTCATAGTATTACAGTAGAAGGAACAAAATCAGTCACAACTAGGGGAATTGACCTCACTCAGCAACTTGATATGAGTGAAGGAGAGTGATAATGAAAATTGAAGATTTTAATCTATATGATTACAAAGATGCTTTTCAAATTAACGAAGACTTTGAAATCACCACAGGTGAATATCAAGACTTAAAATATATCACTGTAGATAATTTTTTTCTGTATCCAGAAAAAATAACTGAAATTTTAAAAAATATTCCTATCAATGATAGAACTAAAGTCATTGAAGAGTATAAAAAAAGTGGAGTTGATATTTATGAAAATCCATCATTAGTTCAGTACCTATCCAGTATATCTTTTGAACCAATCTCATACATTTATTATAAAATTTTGAGTGAAGAAGATTTCATTCATCATTCTTATGATCCTATGACTGAATCTGAACAACTTGGAGCTGAATTAACTCAATTTGTTTACTACACTAACATTTTCCATCCGAAGATGAATCATATTAGTCATAACTATATGCCGCATTTTGATAAATTTCAGTATGTTTCTAGTGTCTGTTTAAGTGAAACCACTGAGGATACTGGGATCTCTTTTTATACTCTAGATCATGAAAATGAATCATATCAATCTATTGAATCTATTGTAAACATAGATTCTTTGGAAACTAAGAGTAATATTAGAGATAGATTAAATTCGATGCATACGCCTGATTATGAAGTATCGGAATATTATAATTCAGATCATATCGAAAAAAATTCTTTATTTAAAAAATATTTCACAATACCATGTGAATATAATAAACTAATCATTTATCCTGGTATTTTCTGGCACGCCGCACAGTATAATTCAGAAGTAAATGACAACATTAGATATACATTTAATGCTGGATACACACCAACTGATAATTTATGATGAATGTTATAGATGAAAAAAATAATATATCCTTATCAGAGTTTATTCGTTACACTGATAAGGATATATTAGAACTTACTAAAATTAATGAAAACTGTTCTATAGAAAAATATAAAGTTGAAAAATTAGAATATGTAAAAATATACAATTTATTTTTGTATCCAGAAGATCTAAAAAAATTTTTATGTAAATTTCCATGTGAAGATAGATTTTTAAGCCTATCAGAAACTGGATCTGAATTAACTTCATCCGCTCCAGGTTTTCAGCAAACTTTTGATAAACATTACTTCAGAAAAATTTCTGAATTTATATCTAAAGTAATGCAAGAAAATAATTTAAGTCAACATTATTGGGCAGTTCCATCCTGGGAATACTATAGTAATTGTATGTATTCGGGAATGAAATCATATCAAAAAAATAATCTTCCCCATGTAGATCCATTTGATTATGCCTGTAACATGTATTTGTCAAATATAGAAAATACAGGAACTACATTTTTTACCTTTATTGGTGATGAACATGAGTATTATGATGTAAAAGAATTACATAGAAGAAGTAAAAAAGATCATAATTTATTCTTAAAACAAGTTTTCGAAAATTCTATGGATAAAGATTTTGTTGATTGGAAAACTTTTGACGGTAATTCTAGATACAGAAAATATCATATTATTGATGCTGAGTATAATTCAGCATCAATTTACAAGGGATGTTATTGGCATAGTATTAGATTTGATTCTCAAATAAAAAATCAAATTAGATATTCTTTAGTTGGAAGTGTAAAAAAATAACCCTCTCCTAGGAGAGGGTCTTTTATTAATCAGAATTTTCTTGAATCATCAGATTCGTCTGGTGAAGCATCATTCCACATTTTAATAACTTTATTTTTAATATTTGGTTCACTATCATGTTTAACTAGCAAAGCTTCTTTAGCACTCAGGGCAAGTACAAAACTTTGTCTAGCTGCTTCATAATCAGCTAATGTTTCCTGAGAAGGATTGTCAGTACCATCAGTAATACGATGATATTTAAAGTTACAATCTCTTAATGCTTGCTCATAAATTTCAAAGGTACATGTACTACCTTTTTTTCCAGCAAACATTCTTCTATCAACTACTGTATTTGGGTTGTATTCAATCATTGGTTTTTTCTCCTAAATTTAAATTACGCTTGTGATTCTTTCCATGTTACGCGAGCAGAAGCTGCGTATGGAGTTGCTGTACTTACACCAGAAGAGTCAATTACTTCTGCGATAATAGTCAGAAGGTCGGGACCATTGGGATAAACACCATCACCGCCAAGAATTGAGTTACTCAGGGAAGAAATCTCACTCAGATTATAGTTAGTAGTATCTGAAGTGAAGTCAGCACCACCAGTAGCGCGGAAGGAGAGAATTCTCTGACCGCCCGAAATTGTTTCATTTGGCTGGTGTTTTACAAGTTGACATAGAGATGGTGAAGATACATTTTCATAAAGGTCAGTACTTAATTCTGGATTCAGGACCAGAGAGATTTCGGAATCGTGCGTAACCTGTACACCAACTTCCTGAAGAGCAAGTTGCATTCTGTTGATAATTTCTCTCTGACCCAGAGAACCCGTGATTGAAGAGTCAACTGAAGGTGCGAGTCTGATTGAAATCAGCGGCATGTAGGAGGGAATCAAGTTTTCAGATCCAGCAGGCGCACCAACGTTGAAGGTTGTGCCAGAAGGAATGTCACCGCCCATCGCATTTCTAATAGTTGAAGCATATCTTCTTGGGAAGACACTCTGCGAACCATCGAGATACTGGATGTAAACATAATATGTAGAACCAGAAAGATATGTTCTGGAGTCAATTACACGACCATTTGAGAAATATCCATTACCAGCACTTGATTGATAAAGGAGGGTGTTAACTGTCAGTTTAGAAGATTCTGAGGATGCGAATGGAATTCTGATAAAGTAGATTGAGTTATACCAGGAGATTCTGCTCTCAAGAACAGCAGAAGTACCATTGGAAGATGATGTCTGTGTAGTAGCGTTGGTGAACTTAAGAACGTTACCTGACGCAGTGAACAGATACGCTTCGTCATCCTGGAACATACCATCCATAATAACCGAAGTACCCCAGTGGAACAGTGATGGTACGAAAGTTGGAGTACCGATGTTCTCAATTTCATAACGAGCAGGCAGGTTACCTGAACGGAAATATGATTCTCTCAGTCTGTTATTGTGCTTGTATTCGTGGACGTACTTAACGTGACCATTTTGATCCTTAAATCCGTAACGAATCTTACCAGCACCATACCAAGAGTAATCCATGTAACACATCTGGATTCTATTAATATCCAGAATGAATCCAGAAGGACCATTACCATCACAAGTATCAATATTCCAATCATCTCTTCCAGTCACAACATCAATAGTCTTAGTACCAATAACGTCAGAATTTGTTACACCGCGATAAGCTGGTTGAACAACAAGATCTGTATCATTTCTTACTTTAACGACCTTATGTGTCATACCACGAATAACAATCTTATCACCTTCTGTAAGTTGTGATGTGAATCTAGTATCAGTACCATGAATCAGAGAACTATTGGTAGTTACTTGAAGTTTTCCTGTAAGTTGTTGTACGGATGATCTTCTTACACAATTTAAGGTTTGACCATCATATTCAAAGAAGAATCCATTCTGGAAATCAAACATACCAGCACGAACAGAAGATCCAGTCCAATTAATAACACCAAACTGTGGGAATCCACCAGAAGCGGAAGTATTATTTGGAAGATCTTTGACGATAATATAGAATTCGAAATCATTAATAATTTCAGCAACCGCAAAGTTACCATTATAGACGCTAACGTCAGATTGTGTAATCGTAATTACAGTATTTTCCTTTACATAGTGAGGTCTATTTGCTCTAATTCTAGAGTATTCAGCAGCCTCCAGTTCTACAGATTCACCAGTTTGATTAGCAGTTAGAGGAGTGGAAAGTCTTATAGTTGTTGCGTCAACAATTTCGTCAATACCAGTACCTTCCACGCAACCAGTAACATCAGTAGCAACTGTCATATTAATATTAAGATTAGCAGTTCCTTCTGCTACTGTTACTAAATCTTGACCAGCAAGACCAGTAAATGTATAGATTCCAGGTGCTCCTTGTGGTTCATAAGCAAGTTGAACAATCTGATTCTGTGGAATAAAGTTAATAGCAAATGATGTCTGAATACCTTTACCTGACTGATAACGGAAATACTTTCTGGTTTGACGTGAAATCATACCATCAGGTGAATTAGACGTACCGATTTCCATACCACCATCAAATGGTCTGTGGAGGAAGTATCCATCAGGACGTACATAGATGTAAGTAGGAATGAAGTACTTAGCATTAGAATCAGTGAATGAAAATTCTGTATCTACCAGCATTTCCTGGTCATCTTTAATCGCAGTAATTCTAGCTGTTTCAAGTGTGCCACTAGGACTTGTAGTGGTATTAATTACTGTAATGTAATCGCCAATCTTGAAGTAACGCTTGAATTGGGTATCAGTACCTGTAATAATTCTAGAATTAATACCAATTGTTAAAGTACCAGCACCTGTAACCAATCCAGACAGATTAGCAGTAATTAATCTATGTGTTCCAGTTCCTGTACTAGTAAGAGCAATAGGAACTGGGGGATCAGCGAGAGCATCAGCAGCAGTTGCCGCTAATTGAATCTTAGAATCATCTTTAACAATTACAAAGTAGTCAGTGTTTGTGGTAAGACCACCAATATCAGTATTTCCATTAGCATCGTAAATTACTTTCGTTCCAGGAGAGAAGAAGTGCTCAGCAATAATAATGAAACTATTTGTAGTATCAACATCATTAGTACCATCAAATGGTTTCTTACCAGGAGAAATCTTGAATGGAAGTGTTACTTCAAGAGTAAAATCATCAACTTTTCTCGTGGTCGTATAAGAACCATCAACAGCACCGAATGTAGCAGAAGCATTTTCAAATGTATGAAGACCAGAACCAGTACCAGTAATATCAACTTCATTAGTATCACCTGGGTTAGCAAGTAACTGGAATCTATTATTATTGATTGCTCTAAAGTAATATGTTTGGTTATCAGTTAATCCAGGAATAATTGTTGCCGCACTGTCCTTAGTAACAAGAATTAGCTCACCATTGGAGAACTGGTTGTCCGCGATATACATACTATTTTTTGTTGGGTTTGTGAAAGTACCACTGAATGTATAAACACCATTGGTTTCTCTCAGTCTATATTCAGAAGCACCTGTTGATGATTTAAGTCTAAATCTATTCTCATCAACTTTCTCGATGTATACACTAGAACCTGTGTTCAGGGTTCCAGTACCACCATCTTGATCAGACCAATAGCTAATAGGGTCTCCACTATCAACTGTAAGAGTTACATTATTGTTTGTCACATAACCATGATTTTGTGAATATAAGGTATCATTTGTACTTGTATTTCTTGCGAGAAGAATAAAGTACATGTTTGTGTTACCATCGGATGAAATACTGTTGAAAGTTCTATTTACACTATTGTTATAACCAAATCTATTGGCATTCCATCCATTACAATCCCCCTGACATCTCCAGTAACTATTATTGTCACCGTAAATTCTTAAACGATTAGAATCAATCGCTTCACCCCAAATATTAGAGGTCCAGTAATAACGAGCATTTTGGCGGTTATATCCACCCATTGTATAACCATAACTTCTTCTATCACTAGTGTTTGAATAAACATTTGGGTTAACACCTCTATTTTCATCATCCGTGATGAAGTCGTATGATCCCTGTGAAGTAGCTGTTGTACCTAATGGTAAAGTAACTCTATGGTAACCATAAGTTCTCCAGATACCAAATCTATCATACCACTCATAGTTATAGAAGAAGTAATTATGACCGCCATATCCAGGTCTTGATACGGAGAATGATGCTACAATATCCCAAGCTTTTCCGCCCAAACCATATGTGCTATTTCTTGGTGCCGTATTGTTGCCAAGATCATGACCAGAATATGTACCGCCAAATTCGCGGTAATATGTGTGGAAGTAAGCATACCAATCTTGGTAACCCTTTGTTTCTCTGTAAACATTATATACCAAACCTAACTGGTGAGGTCCATTATTAAATGTACCGCCAGCCTGTAAGTTCTTGAGTACATTACATCTTTGTGAATCATGAAGTCTAATAGTATCTTCATCAATTCTTTCAGTATAGTATACTAACATTCTGTTGAGACCACCAACTGGAAGATCTCCAGGAGCTGGGTAATAGAGAACAGCATAACCATTCTGGAAGTTATGACCTGGAAGAGTAATAGTATCATTACTATAATTAACATCATCTTCCGTAAATCTTAAGGTATATGTTGATTCATAATCATAATTAATTCCTTCATATTGAGTCGTTGTACTTACAATAGTTCTAGTGTCAGCCTCATCAACAAATGGTCTACCATCATCAGCAGTTGCTGTTGGATCAGTAACATCAAGAGCTTTTGGTGAAATTGAGTTAACAAAATAGAAGTTTGTATTATCAGCAAAACCGTGTTCAGTTACTGTTCTAAGAACAACTTTTGTGTCTGAAGCAACAACACTAGTAGCATCACCACCCATTCCAGCATGAGTATCGCAATAATAAAACAGATCTGGAGTAGAATTGGTTGTATAAATTCTCAGGTAAGCACCAGCAGTTCCAGCAGTACCTACCTCATATACAAAAGTAGTATATTCCGTTCCAGAATTGTGAACTCCATCATCCGTTTCACTAAATTTAAATAAATGTGTTGATACTGATGAATCGCTAAGATCAAATTTATAAATTGAATTTTTTCTTAACGCTAAATCTGGTTGTTGTTCGCCATCAATAAAAAATACGTTACCTAAATCAATTACATTACTAACTGTGTATGTGCTAGCAGATCCAGCATCACTAATAACATCACCATTACTAAATGTTCCTGAGACATTATAAAGTTCAACAGCATTATTAGTAATTTTTCCAATAATACCTTCAGCACCAGAATCACTATTTACAACAGTGCCAACTGTCCAAGTTGATGAAATGGCCGTTCCAACATCAAGATGAATTACTGCTTTTACTTGTACAGTTTTTTCAAAATAATCGCTAGTAATACCAGTAGCACCATCAAGGGAAATTTGAGAACCTTGGAAAAATTCTCCAGGAATAATCGAAGTATAAGTTCCTTGTAATTCAGTTGATGTTAACTGCTTAGCTCTTCCCTTATATGTAAAGGTAGTATTAGTTGGTACTGATTGAATCAGATATGTACCTTCGGCAGTAATACTGGAAAGACCAGTAATTGTAATTGGTGTACCACTTGTAAGACCATGATCAAACGCAGTAGTTACTGTAATAATTTCACTGTCCTGAGTGGATTCTACTGATTCAATAAACTGAATCGTAGTATCAGCAGTACTGGAGAAGAATGAAGGAATCTGGTTGATCAGCTGAAGTGTTTCCCACTTAGATGCCTGAGGACCGTATTCAAAGTCGGTATCAATCAGGTTTTCTGGAGTTGAAACGCGGAACTTAGAAACTGGGTCAACATATGTTTCAGATGGTTCAAAGGCAACATAGTCCTTTTCATAGAAAATCTGAAGAGTGTCCGTATCGGACATCTGATTTGTATCATATGCAAGAGTGACTACAGTTTCCTCTGCTTCGGCATCATACTCAATATTTGAGACTGCCAGAGTCGGATCAGCAAAATTATAAATGTTTACATTATCGGTGACATTTGTGATAAGAAGAAGTCTATCGTGAGAGATATTTCCTTCAATTCTTACTTGTCTCGCCGAAGCGTCAAAGCTATACTTGTGTGCTAATTTCTTTGCCATTTTTAATTAAAGTCCTTTATGATGTTTACGGTAATATATCTCTCACCAACCCATTCCCACTGCCATCGCCATCGCTAATCGCTTCGACGCAACTTCAAATCCACTAGCATGGACTCCATCATGAACAATCAGCGTTTTCTTATCAGTATCGACAGTGATTTCACCTTCAGCGCCTGTAAAAGTTTGGTGCTGGGCAGTAGTGCCTCGACGAAACTGTACTTGGGTAGTCATGTTCTTACCTAAACGGGTGATTTTCTTCTTTTATTTATACAAATTATTATATTATCGTACCGAAGATTCTAATTGGACTGAAGAGTTTCAGGACATTGACTGATTCACCAGAAAGTTTGAGTTGAGGTGTTCCTGGTTGTGTAATTCTGGTGACGCTTGATGGGCTGCTTCCAGAAACTTTGAAGAGATTAACCGAAACAATATCGCCTGGTTGAGCACCAGGAAGTGTCGTGTTAATGTCAATGCTTCTGGCAACAGCAGCATTTTTGAATCCGAAGAGTGATCCAGAACCGACATAATCATCAGTCTGTTTCTCGATCGCTCTTCCCGAAGTGCTAACATAAGCAAATACTTGATTACCGTAAGTAATCTTAATGTCAGATACTTCGCCAGAAACAGTTGCTGTACCTGAAGTATTGTAAGTTCCCTTAACAAATCTTTCTTGAGCAGTACCAGATGCCTTGAAGAGCTGAATGCTTTCAACAGCAACGGTCTTGGATTCGGCAGCATTGCCGACAGAGAACAGTGATCCAGAACCAACAAAGTCTCTAGTTCTTGTGATATTACCAGCACCACTGATAAATTCTGTTCCAGAACCGACATGACTTTGAGCAGATTTAATAACTCCGCGACCCTGTACAGTGTAGAGAATTGTATTCTCTGGTGGGTTGGAAGTTGTGGATTCAGTAGCACCACCGATTGCGAAGAGTGAACCGCTACCAGTGAATACTTGAGTCTTGGACTCGTCTGCGATGCCAGAGATAAACTCGATAACACCTTCAGATACATATCTATCAGTCTGCTTCTCTGTGGCAGTACCAACAAATCTATAGAGATTTGTTTGAATTTCAGGAACAACAGCAACTGCTTCTGCCGCTCCAGCGTATCCAAAGAGTGAACCAGAACCAGCAAAATCTCTTGTTCTGTTAATTGTGGCGTTACCGACAAAGTTAAACAGACCAGTAGATTCTTCATCAACTGTTGCCGATTCAGCAGCACCACCAAATCCGAAGAGTGAACCTTCACCAATATAAGGTCTGCCGAATGCTTCATCACCAGCAACATCAACAGTAATCTCTGCCTTAGTAGCGGCAGAAATTCTGGTGAAGCTATGGTTGGCAGATCCACTGGCAGTGAAGAGAATAGTGCTTTCGCTTTCAGATTGAGTAACGCTATTCGCTTCACCACCAGCAGCAAAGAGCGAACCTTCACCAGCGTAACCTCTGGTGATAAGAACTTCATGAGTTACATCAATAGAAGTTCTTCCAGTTCCAATCTCGGTGACAGATACCTTCTGGATTCCAGCACCGTTGAATGTGTAGAGGAATGTATTTTCTGGTGGATTGACTGTTGTGGAATTCGCTTCTCCACCAACAGCAAATACTGAACCAGAACCAACATGAAGCAGTGAGAAGTTAGTCTTACCTGCTCCTTTGAAGTCGAACAGTCCAGTCTCAAGATCTGGATTGTAACCAACGATCTCAGAAGCTCCACCAACACTGAACAGTGATCCAGAACCAGTAAAGATCCTGCGGATCTTGAGATCTGGAGTACCATATACCTTAAAGTTATCTGTTGGGTCAACGTTACCAAACAGATTAAATCTGAGTTGAAGATCTGGAGTACCAGACAATCTTGGTGAACCATCTGGGCGTGATGTCCAAGCTGGATTCCATTTCGAAGGTGAAGTGCCAGAGAAGGTGAAGAATGTAATGTTTTCAGCATTAACATCTTCAGATATAGAGATGGACTCTGCTCCACCACCAATACCAAACAGCGAACCTGAAGTTCCAGGATCCTTATCATCGCCATAGTATCCATAAACATTGATCTTTTGGGTCGCGGAAACACCACTGGTAAACGCAGATCCGCCAATGTTTCCATAAACGGAATTGACATAACGAGGAGATGGTCTATAATTTTTCCACTCAAATCCAACTTTGTCTGTATACAGAGTAAACTGGACACCTTTACCGCCAACATAAGAACCACGGAATTCTTCTTCGGCAGCACCAGTGATGAAGATCTCGCCATAAGATCTCCACCATGGGCGGAATCTAACAGCAGCATTGGGAGCAAGTGGAGTCTCCTCCTTGATCTTGATGTTTCCAATGCCAATATATCTTTCAACATGCTTCTCAATCGCTCTACCAGTAAACTTGTAAAGGAATGTGTCCTCGGGAGTCTGAGCAGAGAATACTTCAGCTGCGTTGCCAACAGAGAATAGTGAACCAGAACCAACCCAATTAGCAAGTTTTGCTGGTTGAATTACGGAACCAGCAATCTTGAATAATCCATAAGGATATTCATTGCCAGTAGTAGTAATAATTCCACCGCTATCAACCTGATCGCTAGTTACAACAGAAACAGAACCATAATCAATCGTTGATGTAGAGGTTGAAGTAATATCACCATAATCAGAAGCAGTTCCATAATTTATGTTTGTAGCAGTAAATGCTGTTGAAGATTCATTATAACTATAGGTTGCTCTTTCAACTCTGTCGCCAATACTGAAGAGTGATCCAGAACCATCATAGTTACCCTTACCGAATGAGAGGGCGGAATATCCCTGACCGAACTCGAAGAGTACAGTGTTCTCTGGGGGATTGCTGGTAACCGATTCAGTAAGTCCAGTGAATGTAAACAGAGAACCTGAAGTTCCAGGATCTTTATCATCACCATAATATCCGTATACTTGAATCCAGCGATCTGATGAAGCACCACTGAATGCGAACAGACCAAATGGTTCAGTCGTATCAGTTTCAACGATATTACCAAAGTCTGTATCACCAGAAGCAGAACCAGTTACTGATCCGTAATCAACAGTAGTTGTTGTTGGATCGGAAATGCTACCATAACTACCACCAGGAACGAAGGTAGAAACTGAAGATTCGTTGTAACTATATGCTCTTCTTTCAACTTTATCACCAATATTGAACAGAGATCCAGAAGCAACAAAGTCTCTCGCTCTTGGTGTAGCACCATCTCCAGTGATAAAGTATGAACCAAATGTATCATCGGTCTGGGAAACTTTCTCAACCAGAGAACCTGTGATGTTAAGAAGTGATTCCTTAACAACATAAGGTCCACGGACGAACTGAGATTCAGCAGTACCCTGGAATTCGAAGAGTCCTGTGTAAGGATAGATAATATCCTCAACGATAATACTACCAAGATCAGTATCACCAGAAGCAATGGAACTTATAGAACCATAATCAACAGATGTTGTGACTGGATCTGTAATATCTCCATAACTACCGCCAGGTACAAATTCTACAATTGAGGATTCGTTATAATCGTATGTTACTCTTTCAAGTTTATCGCCAATGCTGAAGAGTGAACCAGAACCAATGAAAGGTCTCGTTCTAGCATAAGGAATAACATGATTGGTGATAATAATTTCACCATAAGATCTGTACCATGGGAAGAATCTCTGATCAGTGGGCTTACTTTGACCCTTATAAATCTTAATTGGTGGGCTCTCACGATTCCAGATAAATTTGGGGAAGAAGTTTTCAACAGCAGTACCAGTAATAGTAAAGAGCTTACCGAGTGGAATCTCATCACCAGGAACCAGAACAATTCCGCCCTGATCAATTTGATCATTTGTTGAAGTTATTACTGATCCATAGTCAATGGTTGATGTTACAGGATCACTGATTTGTCCATATTCATTAGGATCACCGAGTTCACCAATAGAAGAAATATTATAACTGTATGTTGCTCTTTCAACTCTATCACCGATATTGAAGAGTGATCCTTCCCCAATATATGTTGCCTTGGAATATGATTCGGAATTATTCCATACCAGGGACATATCATAGTAACCATCATATGATGGTACATAACGAGTATCAGTTGGGAGTGGTTGATGAGTAAATTTAATCTCAGCATAACCAGTCCAGGGGAATCTCTGATACGCAACTGTAGCAGCAGCACCGCTGATCTTAAATAGACCATAAGGTTCTTTGATTTCAGAATCAATAATAGAACCATTATCGGTTTCACCTACCGCTATTTCATTAACAAATCCATAATCGACTGTTGTTCCAGTAGTGGTAATATCTCCATAATTATTTGGATTGCCAATTTCAAGAACAGCAGATTCGTTATAACTGTATGTCGCTCTTTCAACTCTATCGCCAATACTGAAGAGTGATCCAGAACCGACATAATCATCTGTTTGCTTGATAGCAGTTCTTCCAGAGAAGTTGAATAGAACTGTCTCCTCTGGTGGGTTGTTAGTAATCGATTCAACCAGACCACCAGCAGTGAACAGATTTCCTTGACCAACAAATCTTCTGGATCTAGAATCAGAACTATCACCAGAAATATCGAATAGACCATATGGAATAAGTTCTGTATTTGGTACAGTCTGACCAAAATCAGTATCACCTATTGAAGCTTCGGATACCTGACCATAATCTACAGAATTTGTTACTGTTCCAAGATCACCATAGGATTGCTCTGTTCCTTGTGAAACGATTGAGGAATTATTATAATCAAATGTAGCACTCTCAAGACCACCAGTGAGTGTGAAGAGAGATCCAGAACATACGGGAGTATATACATGGAAATATCTGTACTCTGAGTAACTACTGACACTGATAGTATCTCTATCGAAATTGCCATTGATATCATAAATTTGTGGTGTTGGTTCTTGGAATATTGCTGTGGCAGAACCAGTAAATGAATATATTGATGGAACACTATAGATTATGGTATCTAAAGCAGAAGAAGAAATCAGTTCAACTCTAGATACACCATAATCATCTATGCCAGTACCAGCTGGTGAAAACTGTGCTAATCTAAATCTAGTAGAAGAAGTTTTTGCTTCTGTTGGAATAGTAAATGTTTTGGTTACTACACCATTTACACCATCTAGGGAATTTTCGGCAAGAACTATAGCGATGAATGTATATGTAGAACCACCATCAAGGCTATATGATAGTTGTAGATCTTCGTTAGTGTCTGGTTCTTCACCACCGTTGAGTGAATTTCCTCTAATTACATCAATAGCAATTTCATTATATGAAGTTGTATTAAATACAAATTCAACTGATCTTGTTACCGCACCATCAAAAGCAATATGTCTTCCAATATTAAATCCACCAGTAGATCCAGTACCAGTTCCAGAATCTCTTAATGTTACATTTGTAAGTGTTCCACTGTAGTTACTTACAAAATCATCAGGAAGAATAGTTACATTTCCTGGAATTACATTTACATCTAGATTGGCAGTGTAATTATCAGTTTGTCTAACAACAGCAGCACCAGTCAGATTATATAATCCAAACTTAACTCCATCGTTAAAATCTAACCCAGCATAATCAGTATCACCACTGGAAGATTCTGCTACCTGACCATAATTTTCTATTGTTCCTGCTGATTGATCAACAGTTCCGTAATCATTAGTACCAACAGGTTCTGGTAATGGAGTATATGCTGAACTGATTCCACTGAAGGTAAAGTCTGTAATACCATAATGATCAAATGTATTTCCACTGGCAAGAGTTTGTTCTACTCTAAAAATGGTAGATCCAGTTTTTGCCGCTTCTGGTATCGTTACCGTAACTTCTTTTAGAGCACTAAAAGTAGCATCATTATATCTTACAATAATACCAACTAAAGTGAAACTTACTCCATTGTCTACACTATACCATAGTCTTAAACTTTCATTATCATTACTATCTGGAGTTTCACCACCATTACTACCATTACCCCTAATAGCATTGAATGTAATACTATCATAGTTAGTGGAATTTATTGGGAATGTATCAAATCTTCTCAGTCCAGTATTCTGCTGAGTAATAAAACCGAAACTGAGGTGAGTTCCAATATTAAATCCACCAGTAGATCCACTACCAGTTCCTCCAGAACTAACAGTAACATCATCAAATGTTGCTGTATTAATTGTAGTAGTATCATTAGCAAGTACTACAAGATCTGGAACAGTCGTTCCAATAAGTTCTGAACTGTACTTGAATGTTGCTCTTTCAATTTTATTGCCAATATTAAACAGAGAACCAGATCCCTGATATGAAGAACGAGCAAATTTTTCTTCTACAGAACCATTTACAGATAAGGATTCTTTCGTTGTAAAATCAACTCTATTTCCTCTTACAATATAAATCTGTGGTGTTGGTTCATTGAACTGAACATCGACATTACCAGTGATATTAAATCCACCTGTTGCCTGATGTCCGTATGCTCTCTTAACTGGAGCAAATATTTCATCAATACCGCCAGAGAACCTGAAGAGACCGTATGGAATACCATCGGTTCTCATCATAGAGCCATAATCAGTATCGCCTGTTCCAGGTTCTGCTACCTGCCCATAATCAATTATATTTGTTACTGTTCCAAATCCAGATCCATAATCTGTACTTGTTACAGATGGATCAACAACAGATTCTGATGAATAACGATATACTCTACTTTCTTCATTTGAGAAAATACTAAAGAGTGATCCAGATCCAGCATAAGGTCTGCTGAAAGCATCAGGGATGGTTGAATTAAATACTTTGAATAGACCGAACGTATCGTCCGTTTGTGCTGCTACTACAGTGGTTCCAGAAATGCTGAAAAGTGAACCAGAACCTACTTTCGTATATACATTAAAGTATCTAGATTGTACTTCACCAGACCATCTAAAGCTACCAAATGGTCTTAGTTCGTCTCCGACAGTGATACTTCCGTATGAGAATTCATTTGTCGATGATTGATCAACTTGTCCATAATCAACAGAAGAACCCACAGTACCGAGATCCCCGTAGGTAGTGTCGGCACTGTAGGTTTGTATAGAAGATTCGTTATATGCGTCTGCTGCGCTGATAACAGCAGATCCAGATAGGCGCAGTGGTCCAGAAGATCCGACCCAAGGTGCGGCAATTCTTTCTTGTCCACCAGCAATTTCGAATAATGTACCAGAACCAGTCCACGCTTGTTTTCTTACTACAATCGCTTTCTGATAGAGAATAATTGGTTGTGGTTTTGCTACAAATACTACAGTAGCAGATACACTTAAATTATTACTAATATTGATCTTACCAAATGGGTATGTAGTTTCGGTGAAATTAATCTCGCCGTAAGAAGAACTACTTTCAACATAAATGATCAGATCGCCTTCTACGATATAATCGGTTCCCAATTCAACCGTAAAATCATCAGCCGCCAAACCATTATCAGCAGTAGAAATTGGAGCATCTCCAATGCTTCCTAAATCTACTACCGCATAAAAATTTACGGTAGATGGTGATGAGTCGTAGACAAATGTATTCATTAATACCCCTTTCCATTAAAAGGGGGGACATAACATCCCCCCACAAAAACCAATAACGAAAAAGATGTATAGTATATATCAGTCGAGGCTGACGTTCAGAGTGATCTTGATTTGGTCACCGTTGTTTTGAATTGGGTATGGACCATTGGTGAATCTTTCAGCGAACATGATGCTGCTGTACAGAGTCAGGTCACCACTACCATCAAGAGCAGGTGTAGTGTGGAAAGTGTTGGCATCAGGTACTTCGAATACAGTGTAAGTGCCAGCAGTTGTACCAGAGTTTGTTGTACCCTGAGCAACATAGATGACATCACCAATATTCAGTTGGTGTCCAGTAGCAGAAACTTTGCTGAATGACAGGCTGATTGAGGAGTCAGTAGCAACCTGAATGTTATCTGTCAGATCATTATCGATATAGATAATTCTTGTGGCATAATCAATACCGATAACCTTTGTGCCAGCAGGAACAGCGTTGTTTGAACCAACTACCTGACCAACTGTGATATCATCCATGATACCAGCAACGTTAGGGAGAGTAATGAAAGCATTACCGATAACACCGATACAAGGATTAGTGTTATCACCCTTAGCAAGAGGAGTTCCAGCAGAAGCAGCAGCAGCGTCTACAACACCATGGATAGAAACAGGCATGTTGTTGGCGCGAGCCAGATAGTAACCATAAACGTTACCAGCAGCACCAGTAAATGTGAAAGTTTGCTCTGGATAAGTAGCAGTTGTAACACCACCAGCGAAGTTAATTGTTCCAGAAACAGCACCCGAGTTGGCAACTGTAAGAACAACAAGGTTACCAGCAACTCTGGCAACTTTAGCGCCAGAAGCAATGCCAGTACCAGAAACAAGGTTGCCTACGCTAATTGTTCCAGTAACGCTAGATACGGTGATTTCATACTCACCTTGAGCACCAGAACCTGTACCAGAAGCAACAGGATCGCTAGCAGTCGTGATCGCCCAACGGTTACCATTCAGCAGAATACCATACTGATCTGCGAAATCTTGATCGGCTTCTGTTCTGTTGTTTACACAGGTGGGATAACCAGTGTTAGCAGCAGTTCCATAAGTGTTGGTATTACCATCAGCATATGGTTCGAAATAAGCAGTTTCTGAAGGAACATCAGCCTCGGCAGGAGTTGTATTTGAGGTGAAAAGCTTCAGAACTAAGTTTCTAGGAATTTGATGAGTTGAGTTCAGCAAATAGCGAAGTGACTCTACCTCACCAATATTTGGTACTAAAAGTGCCATTTAATTGTTCCTCCAGGGAATTTTGTTTTATCTGTTTATATTTATAATTTTACTTTCAAAGCGATAGCAAAATTACTGATCGATACTGTAGTATTTATAACTTCAAATTGTATGATATCACCAGCATTTAGAGTGGTGTTCCACCCAGACAAAGTGATATCAGTATTTTTATTTGTGTTGATAAGTTTTGGAGTATTACCCCCACAAATGGAAGTTACATTTGGATAGTCAGCAAAAGTAGATTTTCTCAAATCTACTTCTAATGTTCCATCAGCATCTGAAACCAAAATCCATGATTCAATAACACCAGTAACATCAATGGTTAAATAACCTTTGTTACCAGTGGTCATGGGTCGTGAACCATTGTCCACAACATAGTTAATTGTTCTAGTTAGATCAGCGGTATTAGCAAGAGCAATAGCGAAAAATGGTACATTACAAGGAGGAGTTGCGAAGATGATTTGATCACCAGATATAGTGTATCCAACTCCTGGTTGTAAAATAGTATTATCAACCGAGATGATTAATTGTTGATCATTGAGTGGTTGATAAGGTGTTCCAGAAGTAGTCAAGTTAAAAACAGTTCTGGCACAGTCAAACTGAGAGGTAAGGTCATCAAGAATTAAATTCTGATACTGAATACCTTTTACAGGTGCCTCATAATTTAGACCAATACTATAGTCTTCTGGAGTTCCCTGAGTAACAGTAAAATTTGTAGTGTTAATTTCGTAATTTGCCACTATACTGTCACTC